TGCTGAAAAGCATAATGGTGTTCTTCTTCACAGGAGATTTACCGAGAAAGAGCAAAGGGATGAGACCCTCGTTTACCGCGATGGTCTTGCACGGGTTTCGCCCGCTGCTTGGATTAGGAACGTGGACCAAGCTGTTACCGTCACGCGCGTAAGAACTGTGCGTATGTGGTACGTTGGTGCGTTCACTTACTACTACCCTGAGCTCGATACAGAAAGGTTTATGGATCCTAACCTGCGTGTAATACGCCAGGGATTGGATCTAGCTGGGGCCAATATTGATCCCACCTTACTGTATAAAGTGACTCCGTGGACTTGGCTTGTCGATTGGTTTTCGAACACTGGGCAAACTATTCAGCGTGCCCAGGATTTGGTGACCAATTCTGTCGTAACCAAGTACATGTATCTCATGCGCCACATCACCTACACTTATCAGTACAAGACTTCTTTTACTGATATAATGGGGATCGGACGATCCCTTGTGTGGGAGAGTAGCGTTGAGACGAAGGAAAGGGTTCCTTCTCTAAATCCATTTGGATTCTCCCTGAACTTCGACTCAAGTTCTTTGAGCGACGTCCAGAAAGCGATACTCATAGCATTGGGCATCGCCCGGCTGTGAGTACCACTCCTTGCGTTGGGTCCAGAAAAGCACTCGCCTTGGAACAGCGAGGGCCTACCCGACGTATAACTCCACCAACTCGATGGAGGTCAACTACACATGTTCGCTGATCCTCAACAACTTACGCTCGCCGGCTACAATGCCGGAGCAGCGTTTAACCTGGTTCGTATTTCGCAGACTACTGCTGGGGGTAAAAACCCGGCAGTCACTACGACGTACAAATCGGTCTTGGATGATCTCGTCTACTTGACGATCACCCATACTCCAGGTAAAGACGGGCGTATTCGTACGCTTGTCCAGCTGGAGTTACGCAAGATTGTCACTGATCCGTTGAACTCGACGTCCAACGACTATGACAGTCTGATCGTGTCGAAACAGTATAACAGACCCGGATACGGGTTTAGTATAACTGACGTCACGAACCTCACTACCACGCTTAATGCGTGGGAGAGTGCGAGCTCGTACGCAGCTGCAACGAAGCTGTATAACCGTGAGTCGTAAGACCCACAGCCCTCTCGACCCACCTGGGTCAGAGTAACAGCTTCCCCTAGCTGTATACGTAGGAGGAACCGCGAAGCGGTGCGAACTGTGTAGCTTGAAGTCTACCCCCAGACAGGAGGAGACTTGAAAAGCAACGCAAGTGACCACCTAGAGCTGCTGCAGCTCGTCTATTCAGACGCTTGCAGCATGTGCTCCACCGACGTCTCTGATTTACGTGACCTAGACTACATCAGGTCACGGGTTGAAGAAGAGGGTATGTCGTTTCTTACGATTACCCTGCCCGAATTCGCTAAAGGGCTTGAGAAAGCCTTGGCGAGAGGGCACGTTGACCCAACAGACTTCCGATCTTATCGGAAGGCTGGAGCAATCCCTGCATTTTTGCAAGGTATGCTCGGTCAAATCTTCAACCGTGAGACAGGGAGGCTAAATGAACAATCATCTCGCACCCCCACCCTTGTCGCAGCAGTCAGACAAATCTGCCTACTGTTCAAGAAGGTGGAAGTGCCGTGTACCCCCGCAAGGAGGTTCGCGGCTCTTGAGAAGTTTGCTCTGGTTGAGCAACTCAACGAAGTTTTCATTGCCGAAGAAGTCGACGTTGATGCTTTTCGTCACGTTGCTTCAGTGCTTTGGGATAACATGCTGGCTGATATATCAGTTGACATGTTTGTACCTAGGCATGGACCCGGCGCAACCGCCGAGGGTATTTCTGGTAACCGGAAGTACCAGTGGCGACGTTGGCACGAACGTCTCGAGCCTTATTTTCCTTTCTTTAATATGTGCTATGCAAATAGCGCGTACCAAAGCGAGGAGGCCGAGAATGTAGCGTTCGTGTCCGAACACGATGAACAGCCTGTAAAGGTTATCACCGTGCCGAAAACTTTGAAGAGTCCCAGAATCATCGCGATTGAGCCCGTCTGCATGCAGTACACGCAGCAGGCAATTCGGTCCGTTCTTTATGAGCGTATCGAAGCTCACAAGTACACGGCTGGACACGTAAACTTCACGTCCCAGCGAGTGAACCAGAATCTCGCGCTGAGTTCGTCGTCTACTGGTCAATACGGTACAATTGACCTGTCTGATGCTAGCGATCGCGTTCTTTGGTCGCTAGCGATGATTATGTTTGCAGGTAATCGTGACCTACACGATGCTGTGAACGCATGTAGATCGACACGCGCGAAGCTCCCAGACGGCCGAGTTATCGGTCCTCTGGTCAAGTTCGCGTCGATGGGTTCTGCTTTGTGTTTCCCGGTTGAGTCGATGTATTTCTACACAATCTGTGTATTGGCTCGACTGAGGTTTCACAACCTCCCTGTAAGCCATCACAGCGTTCAACGCGTTGTTGATGGTTTGTACGTGTACGGGGATGACATCGTTGTCCCCGCCACGGAGGTGGAAACGGTTCTCGAATACCTTGAGAAATACAATTGCAAGGTAAACATCGACAAGTCTTTCTGGACAGGAAAGTTCAGAGAGTCTTGTGGTGTTGATGCTTATGACGGACAGGTTGTTACTCCTGTCTATGTCCGTAAGCTAAAACCCGAGAACCGGCAGCAAGCTGACAGGCTTATCTCTTGGGTTGCAACGGCAAACTTATTCGCGAAGAATGGGTTTGCACGTGCATCCGAGCACATGTTCTGCACATGTGAGCGAATACTTGGGCGATTGCCTA